GCTACTACGTTCACAGATTGCAAAGACTCGACAGGAATCTAATCCGCCAATGCCAACGGCTGGAGACCGAATGCTCATTGATGGACAAGGCAATTCACCACTTGTCAAAACATCACCCATGGCACGGCAGTCATCATCCAGCAATGCACCGTCTCAGGAAGCTGGCGCTGTCTCTGAGATGGGCTATCTACGAACGCCGACGGGCTGGGCGGTCGTGCAGTCAAAAGATGCTAAAGATCGTACAGAGGACGACATTGGAGCCCAGCTGGCTTGGGGTATACGCAATCGCCTCCTCCCTTCTGTCGGAGCACAATATCAACCCCCAGCTGACGTTAAACTCGAACCCAACGAATATTGGGAATTCAACGCAGTAAAACAGGAATATCAGAAACGCAGACGGCCGACCAATTGGTTACAACGATCACGGGGTCTCGGTCACAAATGGGAAGGATGATTCAAATATGGCTCGCCACAGCAAACGTCGCTCTCGTCGCGGAGGTGGAAAACGTAAATTTAATCACTCTCGCGGCCGCGGTGCTCCTCTTCGTATCGGTTTCCGCCTCTAGCATTATCGAAGCGGTTAAGGCTATCTATGGGTCTCTGTCAAAATCCCACATACATTAAGGGCTTACTGCTACCGTGTTCGCAGTGCATGCCCTGTCGCCTCCAGCGTAAGCGCGTATGGACCCATCGCGTCATGCTGGAGGCTTCACTTCACAAACATAACACCTTCGTCACGCTTACGTATTCCGACGAACAGCTACCTCCCGGAGGCTCACTCGATCCAGAACACCTTCGGTTATTCTGGATGCGCATTAGAAAGGATCAAGCACAGCATGGACGAAGACTACGCTATTTCGCATGCGGTGAGTACGGGGATGTCTCACAACGACCTCATTACCACGCTGTCATCTTTGGAATGCCGTCGTGTTATTACGGTCGGACGCGCCATCAGAGATTTAAACAAGGACTCAACTGTTGTACTAGCTGCGACGCTATGCAACGAGCATGGTTCCATGGAGGTGTCGATCTGGGCCAAGTGGAGCGAGCTAGCGCCGCTTATCTATGCGGCTATGTTACAAAAAAACTCACAGATAGAGATGACTTCCGACTTGGCGGACGACATCCTGAATTCTCGCGCATGTCAAAACAAGGAGGCGGCCTGGGAGCCCGCTACATCCCCGAAATCGCATCCAAACTCCTTGAGCTCCCGCGCGCGGTCCGCGATGCTCTCCCCGACGTGCCAGGCTCCCTCCGACACAATGGAAAGCCCTGGCCACTCGGACGTTACCTCGTCCGAAAGCTCCGGGAACAAATAGGGCGATCGCCAGATGCCCCGCAAATTGTTCTCGAAAACAACAAGGCCCAAGTGCAGCTTCTGCGTCAGTACGCGCAAGAAAATGGCATGGGTGTTCTCTCGTTCTCGCAAGTATATAAAAGCATATGTCTCGAAGTAAACGCGCCTCAATTCAATAAGCTCGTAAATAAACAGCAGTATCGCAAACAAAGGCAAACGTTATGAAAAGGCATAAACATGGCCTCTCTTCAACATTTCTCGCGTCAATGGACCTCGGCGAGATTATTCCTATTAACTTGGTCGAGGTTCTTCCTGGAGATACGTTTCAAAAAGCCACATCGGCACTCATACGTTGCTCACCTCTGTTGGCCCCCGTCATGCATAAGGTCAACGTGGATATCTACGATTTCTTTGTACCTAATCGTCTTGTCTGGGATGACTGGGAAGACTTCATCACTGGAGGAGAAGATGGTGAGGATGCTAGTGTCTACCCTACTATCACTACGCCTGTGTCTACAGGCTTCGCTGTTGGCAGTCTCGCTGACTATCTGGGGGTTCCCCCTGGCGTGGCTTCTCGGGCTGTCTCCGCTCTCCCTTTTCGCGGCTACGCCTTAATTTACAACGAATGGTTCCGCGATCAGGACCTCGTCACTCCACTTACGATCGATACGACGTCTGGCGCCGACACAACCACGTCAACCGATCTTCAAATCGCCGCATGGCCTAAGGATTACTTTACTTCCGCACGCCCTTGGGAAGCCAAGGGACCGGAGATCACCATCCCTCTCGGCACAACGGCGCCTATCCTTGGTATCGGCGTTACGGCAACGCCTACGGCCTCTTCACGCACTGTCATCGGCACCGTAGCCGGTGACGATGGCACCTATCCCACTCTCCGCGCTGACACAGATCAGGCGGTTACCGTCCGCACACAAAGCGCGGCGGTCATTTCTGGGTCTAATCGACCTCAAGTCTTCGCCGATCTCTCCGGCGCATCCGCTATTACCCTCACCGCCCTTCGCGAAGCGGCGGCCCTTCAACGCATGCAAGAGGCACGCGCACGCTATGGCTCCCGTTATCCTGAATATCTCCGTTACATGGGCGTCCGGTATAGTGACGCCCGTCTACAACGGCCCGAATTTCTCGGGGGTGGGCGAGATGTTATCCAATTTTCTGAAGTACTCCAGACAGGACCTGGTGATGACCCTGTCGGTGACCTCAAAGGGCATGGGATCACCGGAATGCGTTCCCGACGCTGGCGGCGGACCTTCGAGGAACACGGGTTCATGTTCACTTTCATCGTCGTTCGGCCCAAGTCAATTTACGCCGACGGCCTGGAGCGCCCTTGGAATCGGCGCTTCAAAGAAGACTACTGGCAACCCGAACTCCAGTTCATCGGGCAACAAGCTATCCTCAATAAAGAAGTAGATTTCAGTCATGCTACCCCCGAAGGTGTATTCGGCTATCAAGATCGCTATGATGATTATCGCAGCGCTTGGTCGCGTATCGCCGGGGACTTCCGCACCACCCTCGACTTCTGGCATTTCGCCCGCATCTTCGGGTCCTCGCCCGCGCTTAATCAGGATTTTATCGACTGTGTACCGTCGGAAGAACCTTTCGCGGTTCCTTCCGAGGACGTACTCTACATCACAGCTAATCACAGTATTCAAGCGCGCCGTCTGGTGGTTCCAGTTGGCAAGTCTATGTTATTCTAAGTATCTGGAACACTACGAGGATACAATGCGCAATAAAAACGCCGAATTCTTTAAAGGCCCAAGCTTCGAGGAAGTCTTGGAAAACGCACTACAACAACATACCTCGCGGGTTGTCGGAAACTCCGGCAAACACTACTTCCGCGAACCAACACGACACGACATCAAATATCAATTCGACCCAATTACGGGCAATCGTGTCCACTTCCCCGACGGTGTCCCCGTCGAACCCTCTCTCGGCTCACCCGAACCTGAGGACATCGCCGATCGCGTTCGGCGTCAAATACAGGGCAAGGAACTCGCCCGCTTGGCTCGCGAACTCGGAGCCGACACATTCGAGGAGGCTCAAGACTTCGATGTCGAGCCAGATCAAGACAAATGCCCGTTCTCAGGGCATGAATACTCGGAACAGGACGAGCAAAATGACGCAGTCCTATACGCTAACCTTGTAAAAGCTAACGAGGAAAAAGAAAAACAAGAAAAACTCGAAGCAAAGCGCCAAGAATATAAAGACCTTAAGGCGCACTTCGAACAAACGGAGCCGGCTCCCGCTACCTCCCCGCCGGCTCCCAAGTCGGAGGACTAGGCACCCTCCGCAAAGCGGCCCGGCGCTTGTCGCCGGGCCGCTCCCTCATCAGGAACATGTTCCGTCGGAGCCGACCCCTTACGAAGGAATGGGGGTCGGCTCTGGCGGGGCATGTTCCGTTGGTGGGACCCCCCCTACCCCCCTCTTCGAAAAAACGAGCGCGGCAGCGCGATGACGTCCCCTAGATGGACGTCTGTACGCGATGGGAGACTACAGGCTCCCATCGCCCCAACTCGATTAGAGTTGACATGCAGAGTGATCTACTTGATGATCACTCTGCTAACTGATACCAGGGATAACACACATGGCTAAGAGTCGAGGGCGAGATGCATCAATCTCTAGGGGAACCCTGCCCCTCAATACAACTCGACATGTGGCAATCAATCCCCTCGGTATCTCCTACCCGTCGCCAACGCCGATCGTCATTACAAGTCTACCTCGATCGGCTATCACATACCGGCTCGAGCCGGACATTACGCCACTCCCAACGCCACCTAATCGCGTGGCTCAGAATGCGACGGGAAATAACCTCTACCGGCCAACGCCGGTTACCAAAAAGCTCTCGGTCTGCAAAAATCGTTCTATTCGGAAGGAAGTCATTTTTGCTACTGGCAACGGCGGGCGCAATGGAATGAAAACCGCCCGCTTCACTCGCAATTCAAAGGTAAAATGCTGATGTCCTTCAACGATCAACATGTCATCGCTTATCGCCTCCATCGCCTCTACACATTCGGAGAATGGTTCGAATGATCGGCGCGGCAATCGCAGCAGGCGCAAATATACTCGGCGGCATAATGGGCGCAAACAGCGCCAAAAAGGCCGCTCAACAGCAATACAGACAACAAAAGGAATTCGCTCAAGAAGGAATTCAATGGAAGGTTGCAGATGCAAAGAAAGCTGGAATCCATCCGCTTTACGCCTTGGGCGCAAATACCACTTCATATGCGCCTGTATCGGTGGGAAACACTAATCCGCTCTCCGGCCTTGCTTCCGCAGGGCAGGATATTTCTAGAGCAGTGGATGTCACGCGTTCAGCTTCTGCAAAGGTGGACGCAATTACTCAGACGCAGCAAGCGCTCGCGACCGAGCGCATGGGGCTAGAAAATGAGCTACTACGTTCACAGATTGCAAAGACTCGACAGGAATCTAATCCGCCAATGCCAACGGCTGGAGACCGAATGCTCATTGATGGACAAGGCAATTCACCACTTGTCAAAACATCACCCATG